TCGGATCGAACACAATCTGGTTTCTTCGATTTGCGAAGAGCCTGCCGTCCTCTGCGACTGCGACCGCCTGCAAGGCAGTCAATGTGTTTGTGTTGTCCGCATAGGCGACGGTGCCACACATTGCGACACCTGTGGCGATGTCACGCAACGCCGTCGAGTAAGCAACCTCGGTACGGTCCAAGATCGCTGACACTCGCGCCGAAGTCAACTGTGATGATGGAGTGAATGCGGTGAGGCTGGTACGGCTCAACTCGTACAATCCGTCGGCTGCGATGATCGATGCGAACGACAGATTCGGCATCTCGTAAGTGATGTCAAGGTCGGTGATTGCTCCGACGAACAGTTCGGCTGTGCCGGCAAGAACCTTCACCGCACGTCTCGGAGCAAGATCGAAGTCGCCCGTGTACCAAGTTGATGCGGTGTTCGCTGGGTCAAAGAGTCTGCCTGATGCGCGGTCGTCAGCCAAGATACGACAAGTGCCTGGCTGGAATTGTTCGGTTTGTGCGCCACGGCCACGCTGAACCGACACAGCGAGAATGTATTCGGTTGCATCCACGAAATCCGTTGAACCATCCAACGTGTCCGTACCATCAAGCGTTGACGAATCAAGCGTGAACGCATCGGTGACCGCACCGACATCCAACAGAACCGAATACGCTTGACCCCACTTGAGTGTCTTAGGCATAATTACGCAACCGCAAACTCTAAAAAGTTCCCACCAGCGATCCGACTATATTGCTGCAACACCTCAACAATTTGACGCCCAGCCTCAACACCATTCGTGCCGATACCCGTATTGATATTGATGTTGGTACCTGCGCCACCTGTGGCAGATGTTCCGCCACCAGCAGCCATGCCAGGTGTTGGAACAGTAGGCAATGAAGGAATGGTCAGATTACGGTTCGGCATAGTTGCAGCAGCCTCAGCCACCTTCTTGATCGCCTCAGCAAGATTCTCGTAGGCTTCAGTCTCACGCTCAACAGCATCAGTCAAACGATCCGACGCTTCCTTCTCTTTGATCTTTGCATCATTGACCGCGTCAAGAAGTTTGTTGTAAGTATCTGAACCGATAATCGCACCGCTGACTGCTTCGTTCAAAACAAGTTGTGCGTCTTTCAGTTTGTTTGTTGCATCAAACTCCGAGTCGCTTGCATCAGCAACAGCCAACTTCGCTTGCGCCAAATCAATCTCAGCCTGACGAATAGCCTGCGCACTCGATTGAGGATCAGCGCGAAGTTCGGCAAGTGCCTTCTCAGCATCAGCCACAGCGAACACCGCTTCTTCGACACGGAACCCAGCCTGCGCCACATTGCGTTGAGCCGCCGACAGTTCTCGCTGAGCCTTCTTAGCCTGATCAGAATCAGCACCGAACCCATTGACCGCATCATTCAGAGCCTTCTGTTTCGCGGCAACATCATCTTGCGCGGCTTTCAAATTGTCGGCAGCCTGCGCACTACCCTTCTGCGCATTGTTGAACGCCTTCTGTGCAGATGTCGAAGACTTCAACGCATCTGTATACTTCTCAAACTTCTGTTTCGCTGTCTCAACCGTCTTGGCTACACCGCCACCGACAGTGACTTGTTCTTTTTCGACAACAATGTTCTTCTTCCCAGCGACAACTTGACGTTCCAATGCGTCAGCGGTGCCGATGATGCTTGGTAAGGCTCGTGCTTGAATGATTGCGGCTTGAGCCATGGATGCTCGGATGCTGTCGAATAGTCGTGGTGTGGCTTCGAGTGCCGTGTTAAGTCCTTGTTGTGCGGCTTTGAATGCCAATGACGCTGCGGTTGCTTTGATTGCTACTGGTGCGTTACCGGTTAACGCGGCTGTGAAACCAGCAGTCAATGCAATGGTTCGACCTAGATCTGCAAAGTTCTTCAAGAAGTTCAATACCGCCAAAGTCATTCCTTCAAGAGTGTCAAGGAAAGTGATGCCTAGATCGCCCATTGCGTTGATTGCGAATCCGATTGATTTGACGATGCCGTATTCGCCGACATTGTCAGCGAACGCAATCAATGCGGGCAGGATGTTGTCCTGAATGAACTTGACCATTTTTTCAAAGAATGGCAGAAGTGCGAAGCCGATTGATTCAACTACTTCGCCAAGTGATGCTTGGAGTATTTTCATTCGACCAGAGAATGTGTCGGCTGATGCGGCTGCTGCTCCGCCGAATTGTGCTTCAAGTTGACTGAGCGCGGAACCGAAATCTTTACTCTTCTTCGTGTTCTCGTCGATTGGGATTCCAAGTTTGCTGAGTGCGGTCACTTGTCCAGAACTGGCTTTGCCAAGGGCTATTGTTACGCTCTCAAGATCTTTGCCGGTTGCAGCCGAGATATCTAAGGCAAGATTCAAAAGACGCTGCGATTGTGTTGCGTCACCTGTTGCTCGCGCCAAGTTGGCGAAGCCGTTGCGAAGATCTGTGTCGGCAACTCCTGTTGCGAGCATGGCCGAAGTGATGAATCGCTCGATGGCTTCGACTTGTAGTTTTGATGCGCCTGTGGTTCGTTCTAGTTGTGATGCCAGTCGGCGTTGTGATTGTTCGTCTTCGGCTGCGGCGAGTGCTGCGGCTGTCGCTGCACCGGCAACTGCTGTGAATGCACCGACAGCGATGAACGCCGCTTTCCTTACAACATCGAATGCGCCACCAATAGCATTGCCAACAGTTTGAAGTTGACCGAGAGTCTTTTCGCCTTCTTTGCCGAGTTTCTTGAACGCAGCAACAGCACCATCAGCGTTGCCGATAAGTCTTACAAGAAATGTGCGTTCACCTGCCATGGTGAACGCAATTCTACTCAGTTAAACGTCATCCGTTTACGCAGCTCAGCCCACTCGCGTTGCATGTCTCTATGTATCTCTGCTTGTGTCATGCCATCGTATTGCGACATGTCAATCGGTGCGCTCCACCACTTAGGGTCAAGAACACATCGCATCGGATTACCGCGACGCGGTTGACGGGTCGAGCGAATGCTTGGTGTTGAGAATGTGCGTGTCGGTGCTGCGATGTCGGTGATGGTCGGGTCAAGGAATCGCCAACCTGAATGATGTGTACGGAATGGTTGACCTGCTTCGTGCTGTGGCAGATAGAAGATACGGGCAGGGTCTTTGGTCGCTGGATCGCCTTTGAGACGAAGACGCTCATGTGTCTCATACCAGACTTCTTCCCAATTCTGTACCGGCACAGCCTGCTCGAATGGAACGACAACGTGCCAGTGCGGATCGTTGTCACGATGCGACCAGGTTGTGTACGCGAAGTGTATATACGATCCGAGGTCGGCCTGCTCGAATGCTTCGCCGTCAAGGTCGGCAACTAACGCCCAGACATGTGACACGTTGCGATTGCCACGGGTAGTGTGTTCACGGTATGTGACTGGCGAGTACAACTTGCCGTCAGACTTTTGTTCGCGTTCTTGATGGTTGCCGAGTATTGCGGCGAAGTCCATCCAAGATGTGGCGATGGTCTTTGGGTAGATGGATTTAACGGACGGGAAACCGACGACTTCAAACATTGTGCAGAACCTCCTAGGTTCAGGATAGCGAATCCTGAGCCGAATGCAAGTATCAGCCGATGCCTAGGTTTTTGACCACTTTGTCGATGCCTTCTAGGTATTCTTTGGCGATTTCGTTTTTGCGCTTGCGGACGGTCGGCCAGAAGAAGTATCCCGATTGACCACGATGTCGAAGGAATTGTTTGGTTTTAGGTGTCAAACCGCCACCGAACTCTGCACCGAAGAACACATCGGCACGAGTTACTTTCTTCTTGCGTTTACTATTCGGACGCGACTTTGATACAAAGGATTCATTCCCGCGTAATTTGATTAACGGAAAACGATCGTTGGACGCTCTCAGACCTTTGGCCACTTGTATCGCTTGAGTTGCTCGACTGACTGTGCCTGCTTCAATTCTGACTTGAGTAGATAAATCTTTGGCGATTGTGTAGGCAACCTTGCGCAGTTCTTTACTGAACTCGTAACTGGCTCGATCAAACTTGCGCAGAGTTTCATACAGATCTTTGACTTGAACTGTGTTGGCAAGAACTGCGGCTTGACCGGCACTGCCGATTGTCGCACCCGAACCGCTTGGCAAGTTTGAGAAGGCTGAATAATAATTTTTCTTTGCGGCCATCACTTGATCCTTTGTGGTGGGTTGGATTTGATGCTCTTCCAGCGCAGATAGCCGAGCATCGTGTACAGCATTCTAGGTGATTCTTGTAAAAGGAGACTTGGCGCAATCGAAGTCTCGCAGGCGAGATATGCGATCAGCCAGTGGGCTGAGTTTTCTCCAAAGGGACGATCACCGCAGAATCGGTTCCAACCTCCACACTCTCAACTGTTTCAATCCATTCTTCAAACTTCATCGCAGTATTCTTTGTGCGCTTCGTTGCATGCCAAGCCAACCAGGCAAGATCGGTTAGGCGTAGTTCTGTTTGGAAGTTTGCGACCGAACGATTCTTCTCGCCTTCGAAGGCGATGAAGTCGGCGAACTGTGCGGTCACTTTTGTGGTGACGTTGTCTAGCGTCGTGACTTCTAGGTTGATTTTCATTCTTACCTCCTGATTGTTTTGTTAAGAATTATGCAACTGCTTTTGTGATTGTTCCGCTGATCGGCCAAGTTACATCGGCTGTGTTCAATTCACCGACAGCACCGTTCACTGGCGACCATTCGGTTACGAGAACCGAGAAGGTGTAGTGAGGTGAAGCTGTGCCTGCTGCGGCTGTGCCTGCTGGTTTGATAACCATGGTCACGGCTGTCGAGCCAACAAGCGGATAGATCAAGCCTTCGACTGATGAGTATTCGTTGTGAAGTGAAAGTGTCACCGAGTTGTCGATCAAGCCTGCGACGCGAGTTACTGCACCACCACTGCCGAAGTTTGTTGTTGGTACCTCTGCTGCTGTAGTGCTTAGCGTAATTGCTGCCACGTCACTGGAAATATCTGTGCCGTTGAGTGTGACTACTGAGTTTGTGAGAACTAACTTTGCCATGATTATTTATCTCCTGCCTTGTCGGCGATAGAAGTTGATTTATCTGCCACCAGAACAATGCGACCCGATGCCAGTAGAGAGTCTAGATGGTCAACTTCGTTGCCATCAATAGTGGCTGGATATTGTTTGTCTAGAACCGTGAAGCCTTCGACCACCTGATATTTCGCCATAGGTTAAGCGTACACCACGACACGGAAATCAACTGTCAGATAGGTTGTATCGTTCGCGTCAACGGTTGAGATGTTGGATGCTTCTTCGACGATCAATGTCTTGGCATATCCGCCGAGGGTTGTGTCGGCTTCGATCGCGGCACGAATCCCACCGTCATAAGACAAGTAGGTGTCCATCAATGCTTGCGCAGTGCGCTCGGCTGCGCGACCCACAATCACACTGACCGTGAAGACATGTGTGACCAAGCCTGCTCGCATCGCACCGTGATAGGTGATCGACTCCAAGGTCGGCCATGCGATACCGCCGACCGATGGGTTTACTTGATCGGGTTGTTGTGCAT